GCTTCCGCCAGTTCACCATCGGTAAAGGAATCAACAGGATATTTGTCTATTTTCCTCACCTCACGAGCGAACCAACTTCCATGTGGATGTCCCTCAATATCACTGATCTGCTGTGCGATACTAATAGCGACATATTCCTTAGATGCAAATAGGCTATCCTTACGACGTTCAGAGAACATCAACGAGTTAAGTACCCGCATAATAGGTCTAGTCATTATAACTCCACCGTCTTGAGCTTTGCAAATTATCCACTTCGAGTTCCAAACAAAATCACCAACTACGGTTTTATCCGCATTGATAATCCTTCTTGAATATTTAGAGATCTTCTCCAGATTGGATCTTGTGATCCAAGTCGAAAATCCAATAGTGATATCATCACCATTGACCAAAATACAGACAACGTATTTAAGAAGACCAGCATTATCGATCGCCTCCAATAAATCAAGAATATTCGAATACCCATCAAATAAGTTAGTTGTCTTCGATCCTGAAGTAATACCCCCGTCTCGCGACTTAAAGCCGTCGGGCGTAACAATACCCGCCTTTCGTAGATATTCACTCAATAATTCCCTGAACTCGTAATCAGGGTAGAATGTCGTTGTCATCTTATCAATCTCAGACGACCGAACACTTGCATCGTATGACGATGAATCTACGTTTACCCAACAAGTAACCTCTCCCTCAAAATGTTCATACCATATCTTGAGCTCACTAGGCTCTGTGTAGAACACCATAACTGGTAGCGATGTTGAGATCGCCTTCTGAGTCTGGGTTATCGCGCTATCAGCAGCTTCGCACTCTAAAAGCCAAATGATTATGGGTATAATGTGCACCATTCTGACTTTGATCACGCCTGGGCCTGACCCCTGCTGAGTCCGATATGTTGGAATAATTGACCAACAGTTTTCCAAGGAGGGGTGCGCTTTTAGCACATTCACCAAATAGTCCAGTGCCTCCTGTAGCATTACGCGCTTTGACATCAAAGCTGGTTGACCACCATTTCGGGGCATACTGCTTCGGTTCCTCTCTAAACTGAGGTCCAACTCATGACCTACGCTTTTGCGATATGGGTTCGCAAATGCTTCTAATAATGACTCATCCCATATATCTCTCTCCTCCCTATGAGTGAGAAAGTTTGAGATAGCCTCTTGAAGGCCACCTTCACCGAGCCATTTATAAAGCGACCGGGCCACTAAAACGCGGTCAGAATATAACTGTTCCCTTTCCATCAAACCGGTAGGTACTTCTCTGGATTGCAAAACCGTCTTCCGTGCCTGTGGAAGCACTTTCTCTTTCAGTCTATCGTAGATAGGGCGAGTAACTACGCCTAGGTTATCGACGGTAAGTTGTTTCATCCACATGTCTTGACGTTTCTTAGCCTTTTCCGACTTAGGCAAGTAACGTGTTGTTTGAGAGCTTATCGCGGCCGACAAGTAACCACCCCACTCTCTACACTATCCCTAGCGCTCCTAAGATAAACGCTACGATAGGCGTCACTACCTCTAAGATGTATCGGATGATCTTTCGCGCTTTTGACGACTTCTTAGATACCTTATCAATAAGATTAGATAAGTCACGCAGTTTCTCATCTAACGGCACCTCCTTTGCGAGGATTTTCACAACTGATTTAGTTG